TATCTTTCGCCTCCCGACCGCGGCGGGGCTTTACGTGGTCGGATGCGATCCAGCAGAAGGCAATCCAACAAGCGATGAATCTGCGCTGACCGTGATTGATGCCTACACCGGTGAGCAGATGGCCGTCTGCGCGGGAAGATACCAGCCCGACGTCCTGGCCCAGAAAGCGGATCAGATCGGGACGTTTTACAACAGGGCTGACATTATGCCTGAGCGCAACAATCACGGTCATTCAGTCATCCTCTGGTTACGTGAGCATAGCGGGTTACGGGTGCTCAATGGGCCAGACGGTAAACCCGGATGGTTGTCGCACGCCAAGGGCAAGGCGCTGCTCTACGATGCCGTGACGGTGGCCTGCCGTGACCAGGGGCTGATCGTCTACGACGGGGAAACGATAAGGCAATTGGGCGCGTTGGAAGGGTCAACGCTGCGTGCGCCCAAAGGGGACAACGACGACAGGGCGGATAGTCTGGCCTTGGCTCTGGCGGGGGCACAATCACCTGCAATGGGAGCTACTCCTTCGACGGTTTCTTTGCCGCCGTTGGACATCGTGAGGGAAGCGGACAGAGGGAGATTCTAATGGCGATTGCTGGCGGTGCTACGGTAGCTTATGTGTGTCAGGTGATAGATGGTTGTCTGGATATCAGTCCGGTGACTTCCCAGCGTTCGTTGTGTATGAAGCCCCAGGGTGCTCTGTTCTGTTTGGAGAGGGGAGAGCGGGTGGTGGTGGCAGGTTCGGATATGGTGACGCTGCGAGCGTTGCTGGGTGTAGAAATTGGAGAATGATGAATGACAATTCCGGGTGTACTTTCCGTGGCGGTGGTGGCGGCTGTATCTGCTTTCTTGCAATCTCTGGCGTCGGGTCTATCGATGCTTGAGTTTTCGTGGGTGCCGGTTGCTGTGACGTTGCTGGGTGTGCTGCTTAAGTGGTGGGATGTCCTTCGACAAGCTCAGGAACCGGGGGCTGTGTTGGGGGTGCGTGGTATTGAGAATGATTCCAAGTTGCGCCGTTTTCTGCTGGGATAATCTGACATGAACTGGTTTTCTCGTTTTCGGATTTGGTTGGCGTCTGTGATAGTTGTCGGTGTGGGCCGGGATAACGACGGGGTGGATCGTCCGTTGTTTTCGTCGGGCACTCTTATTGACAAGGACTGGGCGGAGCTCTATTCAGAACTCAATGATGCACGTGAAGCATGGCGACGTAACCCCATGGCTCGCCGAATTGTGGGGATGATCACCTCTTACGTGATCGGGGCGGGCGTGAGAGTCTCTTCGGACAATGTGCAGTTGCAGAAATTCATCATGGAATTTTGGGATCATCCGCGTAACCGGATGGATTTTCGCCTCAATACCTGGTGTGATGAAATGGTGCGTTCCGGGGAACTCTTCCCGGTGCTGCACACAAATCCCGTGGACGGCATGAGCTATGTGCGAGCAATCCCAGCCAGTCAGATCGAAGAAGTGCGTTGGCGTGATGGTGACTACGAAGAAGAGTTGGCCTACCGTGAAACGTCTGGCCCTGGGGAAGATGAAAAATGGTGGCTGTCACCGTTGGGTGATGAGGTAGCCGGTGACAAGCTGAAACCGTGGATGTTGCACTATGCGGTCAATCGTCCGGTGGGGGCTGTACGTGGTGAATCGGACTTGGCGGCCATCCTGGTCTGGTTACGTCGTTACACCGCATGGCTGGAAGATCGGGTGCGCATGAACGCATCGGCACGCGCTTTCCTTTGGGTGGTGACTGCGCCGAAGCAGATGCTGACCGAATTGCGGGAACGCTACCGGCGTCCACCAGAGCCGGGAACGGTGGTATTTGCTGCGGATGGTGGTGAAAGATGGGAAGCGGTAACACCCAATTTGAATGCCCGTGATGCTTCGTTGGATGGCCGGGCGATTCGTTGGATGATTGCTGCTGGTGGCCCTGGTACTTCGCTGGTTGATTTTGGCGAGGGGGCTGACGCTAACTTGGCGACGGCACGGGTAGCCGGTGAACAACGTAAGCGCTTTCTTTTGCGCCGTCAGGGTTACTTCTGCTGGATGCTGGCTGACTTGACGGCCACGGCCTATAATCGTTATCTCGATGTGCGTGGGTTGCGCTGGAAACGGGCAACAGTGGCCGATGTCATAGTTTCACGGCCAGACATTAGCACGGAAGATAATAACGAATTGGCGGCTGCTGTGGGGGCGCTGGTGGGGAGTTTGCAAGGATTGGAAGGGATTGTTGGTGACAGTGAGGCGCTGCGGGCTTTCGGGTTGCGCCTTTACGTGAAGTTTCTGGGCGAGAGCATAACGGACAAAGAGTTTGAGCAATTGCTTGAAGGCGTGAGGGATGAGTCGGGAAAAGCAGACGGTGGCGGATCAACGAGTGGAGCAGGTAATAGCCAACCGCCTTTGGTTGATTGAGTGGATGCGTTGGCGTTGGGGTGTAGAAAATTTGCACAATAAACGTAGGATGTACCCGGATAATGGTTACAGGTGGCTCTATGCAAGAGATTGTCAGCGGTGAGAGGTATTGTTCAGTGTGTGCGCCTTTTGTGGAAGGGGGACCGTATGCAGATGGCACAGCGCCGCAGCCCCCCTTTCATCCAAATTGTGATTGTGAGGTGGTAGCGGTGGTGACAGAGGCAAAGAATACGCAAGCGAAAAACCTTTTTCGTGCTATGCCTGTGCGTGGGATAGGCGGCGTAGATCGGGATGGGCGGGTTATCTACGGCGTCTCCTGCGCTCAAGCTGTGGAGGCCCTGGGCCACGGTATGCAGTTGGATGATGTGACGTTGGCTCAGATTGTGGCAGCGGGCAACGGGCAACGGTCGGGGCTGAAAAGTCGCTATACTCATCCTGGGCTGTCGAGTGATGGTATGGGGAAATTCTTGGGGCGGTTGCGTTCCTTTCGGGTAGTGGATGATAAAGCCCTGGCCGATCTGCATTTGAGTGATGCGGCATTTGCATCACCGGACGGAAACTTGGGCCAGTACGTGCTTGACTTGGCTGAAGAGGACCCTGAGGCCTTCGGTACGTCGATTGTTTTTGAGTTGGGTTCGCTGGTCTGGGTTCTGGAGGATGGACAGGAAGTCAGGGCCAACGGGGAACGGCCTGAAAACGCTATCAACGAATTGCCTGCCGTGCGTATCAAGAAGCTATTTGCGTGTGATGTGGTGGATGAACCGGCGGCCAATCGGGATGGTATGTTCTCGTCTGCGCTTTGGGGCACAAATGTTCTGGCCGCAGATACGTTTACATATATTGATCGAGAGATCGGGCGGATGGGTGTCACGCCTGAGCGAGCGTTAGAGTTTGCGCTGAGTTACTTTGATGCCCGTGGTTTGTCTGTGCATAAGGGGGTTGCTGTGAGTGACGTGGAAGTAACAAAAGAGAGCGGGGTTGCTGTACTGGCTTCGCCGGTGGCTGAGGATGTTTGGGCTGTTTCTTTGCGCAGACAGGGGATTGATGCGATCCTGCTGGCGTCGGGTTTGCCGCTCAAAGCGCGTGAGGCCGTGCGCCTGGGGCTGCCAGAGCGTGCGATACCCGAAGATGTGGATCGGGCTATTGTTGCCCAGCGTGATGCGCTGGCTGAGGCCGTGGGCGCAACTGTTGTACAGGGCCACAAGCCGGTGATGGCCGGTGACATGGTGACGGCGGGCGAAGAACTGCAAGGGGCTGTGAACTGGATGTTTGGCGCTTCGGCTGTTCTGCCGCGGCCACACCTGCGGTCGGTATCGGACATCTATCAGGTGTTGACCGGTGACACAGAATGGTATGGCGTTTTCCAGCCAGATCGTGTCTCGTTCGCTTCTGCCACGACGGCTACCTTTCCCGGTATGGCCGTCAACGCTCTGAATATAGTTGTTCAGATGCACTATGAGAGTCAAGTCACCTATCGTTGGTTTGAAAACATTGTGGAAGTGATGCCCCACGACGGCTCTACTCATGATGTGCAAATGATTATGGTAGATGGCATTGGCCTGCTGCCTACGGTTTCTGAGGGTGCAGCCTACACCGAAGCGGTTGTGGGTGACAGCAAAGAGAGCATGGCATTCTCTAAACGGGGTGTCTATGTGGGTATTACAATGGAGATGATTCGCCGTAGTGAGATTGCGCGTATTCGTGCTGTGCCCAAGGGTCTTGTACAGGCCAGTGTGCGCACTCGCTCTGGCCGCATTGCCAATATATTCACTCAGGCGTCTGGCGTCGGGCCTACCCTGGCCGACGATTCGACGGCACTCTTCCACTCGAACCACGGCAATGTGTTGACAACGGCGTTTGGTGATACGGCCTGGGCTGCGGCGCGGGCGAGTATCTTCAACCAGACGATTCCGGGTAGCTCGTCCAAGTTGGGGCTATGGCCTCGTTTCGTGTTGGTGCCGGTAGGCTTGTACGACACGGCCCTGATCCTCTACGGCTACGGTAGCGGGGATGTGGGCAAATCGGGTGGGGCAAATCTGGGGCAGAACGTCAACCCTTACGCCGAAAGTCGGGTGGGTGATCCCCGTCCGATTCCTGTGCCGGTGCCTGAGTTCAGTGATGCCAACGACTGGGCCTACATTACCGATCCGCGTGAGCATGGGCCGATCAAAATGGCCTATGCCAACGGTCCTGGTGGCAATGTCCATCCTGCGCCGGAAGTATTTCAGGTGCAGAGCGAATCGGCTGGGCTGATGTTCAGCAACGATGTGCTGCCGGTGAAAATCCGTGACTGGTTTGGCTTCGGTGTTTCTACTCATGTCGGCGTTGGTAAGAACAACGTGGCGTAGGTTGGATGACTGAATGGTTCAATATGACCGGGGGGCTGTTGCTCCCCGGCTTTATACGAAAGGATTGTAGTTATGGATGGGATGCGTTTCAATTACGTTTTTCACTTTCACGGGACAATGGCGGCCAACGGGCAGGCGTACTTCAAGCTGCCGGTGAATGCTTCGTTGGTTCATGTCAGTTGGGGCAATGATACGACATCGACGGCGGGGCTACAGTTGGGCACGTCGGCTGATGTGGATGGGATCATTGTCGACGGCGCGTGTGGCACGGCTGATGTGCCTGCTGTCTTTGAGGCGGCTGACTTTGATGGGGCGCTCTGCGATCAGTTGTCGGTCCCGCATTTTAGCAAAGGTGACATCATTGAGGCATTTATTGACTATGATGACACAACCGCTGCTATCAATGCCACGCTGGTATTGACCTTCACAGAGGGATAGGATAAAGGGCGACGGGGCACGGTCTCCCCGTCGCCCTTTATTGTGGAGAGGATTTTTTGATGGAACTAGGAGATTTATTCGAAGGTTCTTTTGATTCCGTGGATGCCATCCGGTTGCTGGCTTTTGAGGTGGCTACTCTTAGAACGTTATCCGTGGCTCTTGTGCAGCCTACACCGGTCACCGCTGACCGCCATATTTTCTACGATCTATTAGACGGTCGGGTGGTGAAGGTTCTGTTGGCGGCGGGGCTGGATGATATAGAGTCTGTGCGCAAGGCGGGGGATGATACCCTGCTGGCGCTCAATGGTATCGGCCCTTCGACGTTGCTTCTGTTGCGGGAGGTGATGGGATGACGGCTCTGGCTGGTTTTCGTTCGGCGTTGCGTCTATTGCTGGTCGATAGCACAACTTCACCAGTCGTTTGGGTGGATGCGTTAGTGGATGAGGGTTTGCTCTCTGGCCTGGATGTCTACGGCGCGGTCTCGCCTGTGTTGGAATCGTCGTTTACTGTGGTGACAACCGGTTATAGTCAGGATGTTTCCAGCGTGACCGATTTGCAGTCATTGCTCGGCTTGGCCTGGCCGTGGTCGGATGGTTTGGAATTTGCGGACTATACGATTGGTTGGCGTTGGTCGGCTGAAGATATATTGATCCTGAATCGAGAGGTTGCGGCTGGGGATGTGCTGCGTTTGCGTTATCGGCGTCGGCATCGGGTAGAGAACCTGGATGGTGCTACGGCTACGACGGTGTGGGCCAGCGAAGAGCGGCTTTTCCTCTTCTACGCCGGGGCTGCGGCCTGCGAATTGCGCTTGGACCAGCTGGGGCGCACACGCACGGCCTCACAGGACGAGGGCGAGCGTTTGTCGGCTCGTGCGGAACGGTTTCGGATCAATGCCGCCGATTTGCTTCTCTCTCTGCGCAGTAGCGGGGATCGGGTGGTCTGGGGAAGGATTGGATTGTAGGCTATGGCTATAGTTGGCGTAGATTGCGATATCGCCCTTGCTCATCCTGCTGTAAATGGGGGAGAGTCGGTTGGTTTCATTTTGGAACGGCGCAATAATCGGGGTGGGGCGGTCACTGTGCGTCGTCAGGCGTACACAACGCCGGATGGTGGATATAGTGATCGCATTCGTTATTGGGCTACCATTGCGGCGATAGACAGCGCCCAGCAACCGAACGGGGCTATCTCCACGGATACCCGCGCCGGTACTTATGCGAGTATTTTGGAGTTTATCGCAGCCCGTACTGGTATCTCGATGCAAACAGCGGCGGGAACGTATACGGATTTGTACGCTACGCTCACCACTACACTTGAATTTCATTGGGTTGGATCGTCGGGGATTACACTGCACTTCAACAATGGCGCGTTTACCCAGACGGCCCCGATTGACACAACTCGTTTCAACAATTCGCTGTGGGACGGTTCTCTGCTCTCCTGGGATACCTCGTACTGGCGATAATAGACAGGATGACAGATAGATGGCTGCACCGACGTATCCGGCTTCTTCCGATGTGACCAGTGGACAGGCTACCCTGTCCAGCCATTACAACAATTTGCGGGCCGATGCTGCGCGCCTGGGTGCCGGTGTGGCTGATGGCGGCACGCTGGGCGATCTGTTGGTGCGCTACTCCCGGCATGTGGTGGCCGAATATCTGGCGACGGATAAAATTCGCATCCCCTACTCGGCGACCCGTGTGCCTTCACTGATTGTCAATGGCTATGTGCTGCGGGCGATGGCTGACGTTGATTCTGCCGCGGTGACGGGCACGGCGGGCACTCGCTATCTCTTCGCCGTGCGCTCCTCAGCCAGCACAAC